TTGCATTAGCTGCACTAGGAATGACAGCATTAGGTGGTAATAGTAGTGCTAGTCCACAACAAATTACACAATCAGCAGGTAGAGTTGCACAACAAGCATACAACCCAAGACAGGGCAACATATTAAAAGTAAGGAGAGCGTAACATGGCAGATTCATTGCTAGATTTTGATTACAATACAATGATAGACAAGGCATTAGGAACTACTAATCAGCCCTTTAAAGGTCTTATTAATGACCCTAACTATGATAGCTCTTTAAATGTAAATACACTGTTAGGATTAGGTAAAGGATATTTTGATTCTCTTTACAAAGATAAAACAACTGGTCAAAAGGTAATTTCATCACTTATTGGTGCTAAAGCAGGAAGAACAAAAGGTATAAATGATGCTGTTACAAACTTGTTTAACCAACAAAAATTTAACAAAAATCTTGCAGATTTAACTAAAGCACAACAAGATATTTTAATTAACCAAAACAAGATAGGTTCTTTTGGTGAAGAAGCATTATTAAGGCAAAATAAAATAATTGATTTACAAAATAAAAATTATTTAACTAGCTTACGAAATGTTGGTATTAAAGACAGGTTTAAACAGCTTCAAGAAAAAGCAGATGGTGGTGATTTAGATGCTTTAAAACAATTACAACAATTTGCTGTTGAACCACAAAAATACATGGAACTAGAGCAATCAAAAGATATTAACAATTTAGATTATTCTCAAGGTGAATTGAGTGCTGCTAGATTATTTAACCTAGATGTTAGAAATAGAAAGAATTGGACAACAGAACAAGAATCTAATTTTAATGCAATAGTTAATGCTCCAAGTGTTCAGGAAGCAGCTAAAATAAATCGTGAAAATATTGCAGCTCATAGAAGTGACCCTATAAATATTCCATTTGTAAAAGTTTTTAATGTAAATGAAGAAATTGCAAGAATAAGAAAAGAGAATAAAGGGGCTGTTAATGTAAACGCTGCTGAAAAAGTAATGGAAAAAGCAATGCCTATAGGAAAATTTGAACCTAATAATCAATATCCTGAAGGTGGATTTAAAGCTAATGATGGAAAATTGTATTCTACAGATGAGTGGAATAAATTAGGTATTGAAAGGCAAAATATAATGTCATTAGATACTAATAGAACTGAAACAAATGAAAACATTAAAAAAGTATTTGCAGATGCGAGAACTGATGCTCAATCAGCACAATATGGTTCAAGAAATATAGATAGAACAAATAAAGCTATTGAAAGAATATTAGATAATCCTGAAAAATTTGCAAAATTATTTAGCACATTTGGTGGTCGTTTACCAATAGCTATAAACAAAGCTACAGGCAAATTTTTTGCAACTGAATCTGATGCTCAAGATATTGCTGCTTTGTTAAATACTATTAAAGGACAACAGTTTACTAATGAAATTCAAATAATGAGAGCTAATAATAAAACAGGTGGTGCTGTTGGTAATGTTTCTGATAGAGAAGTAGCAATGTTTCAAAACATGGCAGCTAACTTAACCTATGATGGTACTCCAGAAGAACTATGGTATCAATTAAATTTATTAAGAAGTCAAGGTAAAAAAACAGTTGATATTTATACAAATAATTTTGCTAAATATTATGGTGATGACCAAGCAAATAGATACAAAATTCAAGACTTATCTGGAGACTATACTAAACAATACAATGATAATTGGCAAGAAACAATAAATGCTGCTCGTGGTAATGCTGTTAGTGAAAAAATAAATCCTTCTGTAAAATTCTTAAATCCCAAATCCCAAGAAATAATGAAACAACTTTTACAACCACAAGGTGGTAATTAAATGTCTGATACACATTTGCAAAATCTAGAAAAAGCTATGAATATAGCTTATGAAAAAGGAGATATGGAGTCAGCGAAATTAATGGCTGAAGAATTACAAGCATATTCAATCTCTATTGCTCCAGAAGAAAAAACTTTAACTGGATTTGGTGAAAACCTTGCAACTGATGCAGCAAATTTAGGTGGGGCTGTTGTTGATATGGTTGCATCTCCACTTGATACAGCAGGTGCTGTTACTGATTTAGCTGTTACAGGAGCTACAAACTTACTTCCTAAATCTGTTGTTGATGATTTGTATTCTTATGAAGATGACCCAAGTTCAATGCAATACAAGTTAAATGAATTTTTAAAAAGTAATAAGATAACAGAGTTTTTAGCCACACAACCTAGAGAAAGCTATGAACAAATGGGTGAAGTTATAGCTGAAGATGTTAAGTCTTTAATAGACGACCCTGTAGGCAGAGCTTATAAAAAACCATTAACATCTCTTTTAGAAGCAACTGGATTAGGTAGAGTTGGAACTACTGTAGCAAAAACTGGTAAGTTTGGAAACACAGCAGCTAATGTGGGAAGTAAAGTAGATAATGTATTAGATTATGTAGACCCAGTGTCAGGAACAGCAAGTCTTATTGGGAAAGGGGCTGATTTTGTAAAAGATTCTCAAATGGTAAAATATTCTCAAAACATTATTAAAAACAAAGGCACAGAATTAGGAACAAAGTATGGTTTTAAAATATTACCATCTACATTAAAAGATAGTGGTGGAAATTTAATTAGTAAAGCAGGTGAAAAATTAGCAGGTCAAAAAAGAACATCAGATGGAATTATTGATTTCAATGTAAAACACGCAGATAAGCTATTAAGAAAACACGCAGGTGTTACTGAATCAACAGCTTTAGGAAAAGTATATGATACTTTAGCTAAAAAGTCTAAACCATTCTATGATGACATTGCAAAATTACAAGGAAAAAATAAACGAGTTCGTGATGACAAAATTGTTGTTCGTAATGTAAAACAAAAACAACGAGGAGCTTCAGATAGAACTGTTCAAAGACAAGAAATAATAGAAGGTACAAAAACAGTTCAAGATATACAGTCAGGTCAAAGTATATTAAACAAAATAGAAAGTCAGAAAAAAATTAACAAAAAAGCATATAAAGATTCAAGAAAAGAAAGTTCTAAAGTAACCCAAGAAGTATTAGATGAAAATGCAACTAAATTAGATAATCTTCATAATGAATTAGATAGAACTATTGCTTATAACAAATCACTTGCAGAGCAAAGAGGTGCTTCTGCTAAAGAACTTAAAAAGTTTGATTCTATGGCAAGTAATCTTAAAAAAGCTAGAAAAAATTATGCTATAGGTCACAGTATAGAAAATGCACTAAACCCAGATGGAACAATTAATCTTAAAAAGTATGCAAATGCAAACAGAAATAATGCAGCCGTTACAGGTCAAGCTAGAGCAGTTATAGATTTTTATGATACAAACCCAACGCTGTTTAAACAGAAAGGTGATTATGGAAAATCAGTTGTTCGGTCAATTTTAGAAAATCCTGCTACTAAAGCATCTGCGGTTGGTGCTGCAACTCTTGCAACACCCTTTGCTGCACTTGCCCCTATTGTTGGTGGTTCAGTATTTGCTGCTGATTTAGCTATTCCTTCTATATTAAGGTCAAATATTGTTCAAAAAGGATTGCTCAATAAACCTAGAGGAAATGATGTTTTAAATGTATTAAGTAATAAAAAAGCATTAAGAACAGGAGTTTATACACCTAGTTTATTAGATTCTTCTAATATGGAATATTTACCAGAACTACAATATATGCAAGGAAACCAATAATGCCTGATATAAACCCAGAAGAATTTGGAAGAATGAAACAACAGATAGACCAGCTACAGAAAAGCCAAGATGAATTAAACAAAGACATGAAAGCAATGTTAGCACTAGCTAATCAAGGCAAGGGTGGTTTTTGGGCAGGTATGGCTATCGCTGCATTTATATCATCCCTAGTTACTATCATTTTTAAACAATGGATAAACTAAAAAAAATATTATTCAAACCTATTGTTATTGGATTGGGTTTATTAGCTGTATTACCTGTCACACCTATTGCACTTTGTTTACTATACGGATGGATTGAATCATGATACAAGCACTGTTACCATTAATTGGAAATGTAATTGATAAAGTAATTCCTGATAAAAATGCTAATGCTAAAGCAAAAAGAGAAATAGAAAAATCTCTTGCTGATAATGCTAATAAAATATTACTAGCACAAACAGAAATAAATAAAGTAGAAGCAGCTCATCAAAATTTATTTGTTGCTGGATGGCGACCTGCTATTGGATGGTCATGTGCATTAGGAGTCTTTTGGTTATTTATAGGTCATCCTTTAGCTACATGGATAGACCATTTAGATGGAACAGCACAAACATTACCAACAATAGATTCAGAAATACTACTTGAGCTTGTATTTGCTATGCTTGGAATTGCAGGGTTAAGGACACTGGAAAAGATAAAAGGTCTAACTAAATGATAAAAGCATCACCTCATTTTAGTATAGAAGAATTAACTTTTAGTGAAACTGCGGCAAGAAAAGGTATAGACAATACACCACCTCAAGAAGTGTTAGATAATCTATTAATAACAGCATGGAGTATGGAAAATGTTAGAGAACTACTTGATAGTAACCCTATATATATTAGCAGTGGCTATCGTTGTTTGGAGCTTAATACATTACTCGGTTCTAAACCAACTTCGGCACACATTAGAGGATTGGCTGTTGACTTTACTTGCGAAAAGTTCGGTAGTCCTCATGACATTGTGGATGCTATTTTTAGGTCTGATATTCTTTATGACCAGATTATTTTGGAATTTGATAAGTGGGTTCATTTGGCTTTTCCAGAGAATGGAAAGAGTGCTAGGAAAAAAGCGTTAATTATTAACAAAGAAGGAACAATGATATACTCACAATAATGGATATATTATTTATAGCCAAGCACATGATGGACAAAACAATAGATGATATTGATATTGTTTATGGTGAAAATACAATGACTATATTTTTAGATGATGGCTCTAGTGTTGAAATGATTGTTGATTCTATACATTTAAACGCAACAGAATATGACTCGTAAAACAAAAAACCTATTAATTACAATATCATTTTTAATAACTATTGTTTTAATTTTATTACTAATTTCTTGCCTTTTCCTACTATTTATTGTTTAAACGCTTTGTTTTGGCTTCGCCAGAGGCTCGTGGTGAGCTTTAAATAGATTGGTTAAGGGGTAGCCCTACCTTAAATTCTTTCATTAAAGACTGTTTAAACACATAATCTATTCTATTGCCTCTTTTTACTGAAGCACATGTATTATTACGCTTCATATCAGATATATCTTTTTTACTTAACCAACCTTTAATTTCCATTTGACTTTCATCTTTGCTTATTTGTGCATATATATAAGTGTCAAACTTTTCATCTTGAATCCACATAGTTTTTAAATCTACACTTTTCCCATTAATTATAAAATCAGGACTGTCCCATCCTTTTTTTGTGTAGCAAATCCATTCAAACTTATACGGAGTTGTTTTTAAAAATTCATTAAATACAAGCTCACCTAAATATCCTATGTAATTTGTTTTACATTTAAACTTATCATGTGTCTTTTGTTTATCAAACTTAATCTGTTCTTCTTTAGCTTTTTGTAACTGTCTACTATTAATATCTAAAATTAAATTAAGCATATATCTTTCTCCCAGCAATAGTTAAAAGATTGTCTATAGCTAACTCTAAATCTCTCTCGTAATACATAGGCTTTTTACCACCTAAAAATCTATAATTAATAGCTTGTTTCTGTTGCTTTGGTAAATCGTCTATAATAGAATCCACAATCTTAACATTTTCCATATCTGATTTAGATACCATATCTTCAAACACTTCTGCTGTAGACTCACCTCCTGTTGAAAAGTAAGATGTTTTGCTAGGGTAACCTAACCTGTGGCTATCTTTTTTCATCCACATTGCCCAATCTTCTAATATGTTCATGAGCCTAGCTATTCTCATTTCTTACTTAATCCACCCAGTATTGTTCCCCAGTTACTTGCCTTTCTTTTTTGTTGTGGGGTCATAGGCTTTGGCATTACAAAATCATAACTGTCTTGTAACCTGTCTAATGTTCCTGCATAAACACCTGCGTAAGCTGCAATTCTACTTCTACTAGCATCAGGATTTTTTTCTATAAACTCTTTTGCTCTTGCTCCAAACTCATCATACTTTTCTTTTGTGTATCTACTCATGATATATCCACCTCTCTACATACCCATTTGTTATTCTTCTTATGCCACCCTTGAACGAGTAACACCCAATTTGCTTCTCTTAAATGATGAATAGCATCACTATCCTCCATCTTCTTTAACCTTGCACTAATGTTACTGTAGCTAGTGACTTGGATTCCTACTGTGTTGCCCTTACTGTCTATTGCTAGTAAGTCTATAATGCCAAACAAGTCTTGTCGTATCTTGGCAAATGCGTTCCACCTTTCTACAATAGCGACTAAAGGATAATCACCACTATCCCGTAGCTTCTTCAGAGTCCTTTGTGTCGGGCTTATTGCCATCTTCTTCCTCCTTTCTAGCTACATTGCCTTTAAAGATTCTGTTCCATGCTTCTTCCAATTCTTCGTCTGTTATATTCTTCTTTCTTCTACCGCTACCCTTACTCATTACAATCCCTCCTAAATTTACAATATTGATGCGTGTCATAATATCTAATACTGCCATGTTTCATATCTCTATAAATAAATTGTGTATCTTTTGGTAAATGTATATATTCTTTTTGCAAACATCTGTATTCCATAGGCACTTGATTAGGATAATGTAAGTCAACAAATATAACAGCTTCTTGGCAAGAGCGAAAATGTCCTAAATACTTCCAATCTTCTAATGGCTCTGGCATTAAATTAATTACCATTACAAATGCAAACTCAATCATATCTTACTCCTTGAAGTTTCCTTTAGTTATAATTTTTCCTGTTAGTTCATGTGCAATATTAAAATCTTTTTTGTTGTAATTCATTGTAAATTTATATCCATCATATATAAAGCTATGTTCTTTCCATGTGTCTTTGTTTTTTTTTAAAATCTCTTTACCTTTTGCCATCTTCACTCCAATATACATTAACTATCGTTTCACATTTTGGGCAACTATACTGACTCCATATTAAATATTTATTATCCATATCATCATCATTATCCCAATCATTACCCCATATCATTTCTACATCTTTACATTTAGGACAACTGATATTCATTTCTTCTCCTTACAAAAACCTTTTAAATTAAATTCACCAATATCAGAACTTACTTTACACCACCACTTTTTATCAAAATATATCTTGGCTGGTTTTTTACAAACATTACATAATGGATTATTTATTTTTATCGGTTTTACAGATGCCATGATTTTCCTTTATGTCATACCAATTAAAAAAACAATACCATTTCTTATCGCTATCCATAAACATAGCATCACGACCACACTTATGGCATACAAACTTATCGCCATATACATAGACTTCTTGTTTATTAACTTTCGTCATGTAATTCGTCATCAATCCATTTATCTTGCTTTACTTTAGCTTCTAATACAGCAATTTCTTTTTGATGAACTTTAATCATTTGTTCAAGATACCATATTGCTTTCTTGCAGTCATCTATCTTGTCAGTTAATTTGTCCGACTTCAAACCCTCTCTGCTAATATACTTGAGAGCGTTGCCTTTTATGTAACCATAAAATTCTTCCTTGCTCATCTTGGCTTCCATATACTCTATTGTTTCTATTCCCCCTTTCTTATAATGGTCAGGGTTTATCGTATCACTCATTGCTACTCCTTATAATCATTAGTATAAACTCATACATTGTTCACTCTGTTTAAACTTACTTATCAACTAAAATCAAACCTTGATTAACCAACAAGGAACTTAATTATGTGGACAAAACCATCAGCTACTGAAATGAGATTTGGCTTTGAAGTTACAATGTATGTAATGAACAAGTAAAAAAAGGGGGCGGTTAGCCCCCTATCCCCCTAGTTAAAACGGCACATCTTCTGACACTTGGTCAAAACCCTCTTTAGCTTGTGGCGGACTTACAGACTTGTCATCTCTAAAAAACACTTTTGTATTACCTAGTATAGCTCCTCTAGTCCCTGCTTCTCTTTCTTCTTGAGAAACTGATTGAGTAATCATACCATTGTTATCATATTGGTCTTTCTCATCTAAATTAACAAATGTTGTTATGTTTAAATAAGTGCCTTTCTTACCATCAATAAGTTTAGACTTATCAATTTTTGTTACATCAATACTTGCTGAAATTCCTACTGTTGCCATTAGTTATTCTCCTTAATAAATTTAACTGAATCCATGACTTCTGTTACAAACTCACGAATGTCTCTTTCTAGACGACCTATTAAATCATCATCTCTTTCTACTCTTTTAATAAAGAGTTTATAATCATCAGGGAAGTCAGGGTGATAACAAACAAAGTCACACCATTTCCTACCTGTGCAACTCATTTGCCATTGCATTTGATGAATATATCGTTTCGGAATCACTGCGTTCTGCAATATTTCCGTATGTGTTGTTGCTTGTGGGCATTTAATCTCTATAAGCCCATCCTCTCCTACTAAACCATCAGGACTAGCTCCTGACATCATGACTGTTGGGTGGTCTACAAAGCCCTCATCTTTAACATCTACATCCATAAGTAGCCCTAGCTTTTCCATATAAGTTCGCCTAGCCTCATCTTCGTATTCCACACCATGTCGCATAGCTTCGTTCATAAATATCTTTACAGGCTTACCTGTAAGCTGTTCTGTAATGAGCTGTGTTCTATACTTTCTTTTGTATTGGCTCTCACCATTCTTAACTTTTACAATGACATTATCTACATTACTAGCAGTCACTTTACCTACCCTTGCTTGAAACCACTCGTCTGTTCGTTGTTCCATTGTTTAAACATCCTTTTTAACTTTTTCTATAAATGGCATACATAACTTTCTGTCTACCTCGTTTAAACCATTAAAGTATTGTCTTGCCGTAGCTATACCTTGTTCTTTGTATATGTTCTCTATGCGTTCCAGAACATCTCCCTCTGGCAAATCTTCGCCTTGATAGATATACAAACCAATCCCATGTAACGATATAGCTTTAGCTAAACATCTTTGCATAGCTGTATTTAATTGCATTGCATTAGGATTCTTAATAGCTTGGTTCTTAAAATCTATAACAGGTAATTGTGCAGTGACATTCTTACCAAATGCTTGGACTGTGCAGAACACCATCATACTGCCATCAGGTAATGTCATAGGGTCTGCATAACCCCATGTTGCTGATTCATCATGTTGCAATAATGTATCTACTGCCCATGCCCATGATAGATAAGTAAACTTGCCTTTTTTTTCTGTGTATTTACTAACATCTATTTTTCTTAACTCTTGAAATTTGCTCATCTCTTTCTCCCAAACATTTGGTCAAGAACTTCCTGTTGATAAGAAAGTTTCTTCAACTGTTCCATCTCCAAATAGTCTTGGTGCATTTCTTGTTGTAATTGGTCTTGTGATATTTCTTGCTGAACTGTAAGTGCTAACTCTGTTGATTTACTCATTGTATTTCTCCTTTCTTCTTAAAAGTTAATATACTTTACTACTGTTAATTTTATTTGTCAAATCTTTATTTACTTTATCCCAATTTTTAGACTTATAAACTTTTCCATCTTTACTTGTTGCTTTATATTCAACATCTTTAAAGCATTGTTTAAACGCTTTAATAAACTCATTCGCAGTTAGCATGGTCTCTCCGAGAATCTCTGTTTAAACTTGTTAAACCAAAAAGAAAATGTCCCTTCAAATGGATGATTCCTTTGTTTCTGAACCATTAAATAAGAGGTGCAAGGATTATCTCCATCCTCTAACTCTCCTAACATTTTTGCTAGTTCTATATCTTTTCTTCTATGTAGGCAAAGAATGTTATCTGTTAAGTTTCTAATATGACTACTACCTAAAATATGTGAAGCGTCAGGTATCACTGTTTCATCTGCTAATTTTTTAGTATGAGCAACCAAAAAGATATGTATGTTTAAGTCTCTAGCAATACAACTAATTTTATTGATAAACTTTTTCTGACTTCCATAATCATCTTCAGCAATGCTATCTACTTTCATCAGACTGTCTATCACAAAAACATCTACATTGTGTATTTGTTTTCCAAAGTGTAGACTTGCTACTAAATCATCTTCAGTCGTTGTTCCTTTGGCATCAAATAACCATAGCTTTTCTTTGTATTGATTACAAAAATCTTCTATCTGTTGGTCATTCGCTTCTTTGATACCTGTTTGTTGAATCATTTTTGCTATCTGTATTACAGGTCTCATCTCCATACTAGCTACTAAAACATTTGTATAGGTCATCAAGTTAAGTAATACCTGTGATAAAAAGGTCGTTTTTCCTGACCCAGAACTGCCTGTCAAGATTGTTACTTCCCCTCGCCTTACAAGAAAATTACTATCCTCATCAGTTTTTTGAAAGCCTAAAGAGAACCCAGAGTTTTTTTCATTACGATAATAATTTTTTACATCATCAATTAAAATATCAGTCGTTTTTACTTTAAAATCTGTTTCTTCTTCATAGAACCCACCCTCTTGTAAAGTTTTTCTGTTGATTGTTAATTGCTCTACAATGCTACCAACATCAAGTTTCATAATGCACCTCTTATTTGCGTAGGTGATTTAGGATTATCATTCCACCTTTCTTGATTAATAATAACTTCAGGGCTAGGATTAAATCCCTCTAACCAATCTTTAGTTTTTTTCATAGTAGCAGTCCAAGAAATAATTTTTTTTGAAATGTTATCTAGTTTTTTTGATTTCCATTTTTCTAAACAACCTTTCTTATTTACTTTTCTTTTTTGAGGTAATGAATCCCACCATTTTTCAAAATGTTCAGCAGTGCCTTTTACAACTTCAGATTTTAAAACTGTAAGCATTGATTCTTTTTTTAAGTCTTGCTCTGTCACTTTATAAAACCAATTTTTTTCTTCTAAACTAGCATATATTTTTTTTAGTTTTTCTTCGTCTTGTCTTAACCTAAAAGAACAAGTTTTCATGTCAGGTAATATTCCATTAAATTGTGAAGCCAAATCCCATGCTTCTCTTAAAAACAGTTTTTCTGTTTCTGATAATTCCATGTAAGTATGGTCATTAAGAATATCTCCGCCATACATTTTATACCACGACATTTTATTTTTATGTTTGTAGTGTTGGAACTTATCCCAATTTTTTATTTTAAACATTATTTTTCCCATGTCGTTTAAACAGTTTTAGTTAAATACTCCTTGATTTCGTATTGTCTTAATTTTGGAATCTGTTTGTTTATAAACCATTTTGAAACTGCCTGTCTGCTAATTTGTAATTTGTCTGCAATGTCAGATTGATTTCTAAAATTTTCTAACAGATATTCAAATGTAATTTTTTCCATTTCTTACTCCTTGTAAATTGATTGAGATGTCATCTTATGATGAACAAAAAAGATTGTCAAGCAAAGTCTGAAAAATAAATATCAGCAACACCCATATATATAATCTTATCTTATCTTATCTTATCTGTTATATAGGTTGTCTAGAGGTTGTCTAGAGGTTGTCTAGAGCTTGTCTATAATTTATTAAAAAAAAGGTTGACATTTGTTTATATATTATGTCATCATGTCTTTACATTAAATAAAGGAGAGTGATTATGAAATTAAGAATATTACAACAAAAAACGCCGAGTATGAAAGAAGAATATGGTTATGGAGTAGAAGATTATGAGAAACCAATAGACAACAAGCCAATACTACAGGTATTAGAAAATGGCAAATGGGTAGATATACCTGTAGTTGTTGAATGGGTAGATTTTCTTGAGGAGTTTAGAAAGCCAAAAGAAAAAGAATTAGAATCAGAAGAAGAATTAATAGGAGAATAATTATGCTAAAAATAACAGCATGGAAAATAGTAGGGTATGACGAAGACAACAACGAGGTTGAAATAGATATTCATAACAATGGAGTAGCACAAGTTGTTGATGATTACATAACTGAAAAATACGAGGAGAATGAAGATGAATGAGAAAAAGGAAAAAGATATTGAATTTTTAGAGAGAATGGAAAAAAATATTGAATTTTTAGAGATGGTGCATCAAATCTTTCCATATAATTGTGCAAAGGATGTAAAAATAAGACAAGAGCTTATTAAAATTCATTTTGAAAAATGGCAATAGAAATTAATAAAGGGGAAAATAATGAATTGTGATAAAGAGTATGAGTATCAAGTGATTGGTTACTTACTAGCAAAGGTTGACCAAGAAACAGGTGAAGAAGTATTGAACAGGCACGGAGATGTAAAGTTGTTTAAACACCTAGACAATACGATTGATGTTCTAGGATTTTCAGAAGAATCAGTAGAGGAGATAATACAATGAATATTAACCAAGAAAAGTTATTCAACATAGTAGGTAAAAAACTTAACAGTAAATTTACCAAAAAAGAATTAATACAGAAACATTTAGAATCACTTTGGTATAACTCAAGACCACAGTTGTTTTATAATGTAACAAGAGAAGAATATAACTCAATAGTAAAGGAGAATTAAGATGAGTAATATAGATAAAGGCACAAACGAATTTTTTGGTGATGAAGATGAATCTAGTTTAGGTTACAACGGAAAGTTTTTTGAATTAGATGATGAAGAAATAGAAATAGAAGTGGAGTTAGAAGATGATGAATAATAATGATGAAGTTTTAGAAAAACTATATGATGAAACTTATCAGGAAATTTTAGATGATGAGCATGAAAACAAAGAGAACCCTGATTACAAGGTCTTATCTTTAGAGCAGAAAAACGATAAAGCTTATCAGATAACCATGATGAAATTCTTAAAAACGGGAATGGTATAGTGTCAACCCATTCATTTAAATCGCACCACGAGGCTTATATGAAGCCGTTTTTTAGCGTTTAAACAATGTTTAGCTATATTGTTAATGATTTATGGGGTGAGCCTCTCAAAGCGTTTAAACATAAGAAAGAAGCCGAGTGGTTCATTATGAACAGACCTGATTGTAAGATTGTAACAACAGGGTTTAAACAGCCTAAACAATTAGATGACTATGAGGTAGCTCTAAAGACTTGTGATACTTGTTTAATTTAATTGTAATTAATAGTTGACATTATTATTTACTTATGTAACAATGTCTACATGGTGCTAATTCGCACTTAACAAAAGGAAAACATCATGGACTTGTTTAAACAAGAAATTATAAACAAAGTATGTTCTGATAGAGAAGAAGAAGAAGTAGAAGCAATCAAAAGATTATCAAGAAAAGAAGTAAAAGGTAATCCACACAATTTAGATTTGCAGATACTAATGCAATATGCAATTAACAATAATTAATAAAAGGAAAATATATTATGTCATATGAAATTGGAAAGGTTTTAAAAATGAAAAAATCAGGTAAAAAAATTTCTAAAGCAGATAAACAATTAGCAAAATCAATGGATAAGAACAAAATTAAAAGAAACAAATATAATTTGGGAACACTCCAAAGCTAATTAATCAACAGGGGGTTTAAACACCCCCTATTTAAAAAGGAAAATATATTATGAAAAAAACAAGAAAAGAATTATGCAGAGATGTAATACAAAAATTGTTCTTTGCAAGTGAGTATCAAGATGTTAATGATGATGGTTCTATTAGAATTGTTATTGTAGGCACTCAAGATTACAGTGGGTCTTTGTATAAACATGAAAGTGTGCAAGGCATATTAAAGTTTAATCAAATTAAAGTAGATTGGTGGCAGTGGGAAATGCTTGTGGATTGGAAATACATTTTAGATTCATGTGTTGATGATGGCTCTTTGATTATTAATTTATCTGAAAAAGTATTAAAAGATGAATTAATAAATCAATATGATATGGAAAATATTGGGCTTCAGCATAGTTTTTT